GGTGACATTAGTCCCCGTAACATTAGTCCCGGTGACGTTAGTGCCTGTGACGTTAGTCCCCGTAACATTAGTTCCGGTGACATTAGCCCCTGTGACGTTAGTCCCAGTGACGTTAGTCCCGGTGACATTAGTACCCGTAACATTAGTCCCGGTCACGTTAGTGCCTGTGACGTTAGTCCCCGTAACATTAGTTCCGGTGACGTTAGTGCCTGTGACGTTAGTCCCCGTAACATTAGTTCCGGTGACGTTAGTGCTGGTGGTCCCAGCCCCAAACTGAGCGTTATAATCGGACTCGCTCAACGTGCGGCCATCATCGTCTCTATAGACGACCTGGCCTTCTTCATTAGTGGTCTGACGATACGAATTTGCTCCGGCGCCAGCGGTTCCACTACCAAACACACCCGGCCCAAGGACATCCTGAACACCGGGGTTGACGGCCGTCAGGCCAGCCGTCGTCGTCTGCACGCTGCCGGGGTTCGTAAGGTACGCGCCAAGGGCGTCCTGCGCCGCCTTTGCGTCCGCCGCAGCGGTTGCCGCAGCAGCGGCGTCCTCTGCCGCCTTTGCTTCCTGCTCTTTGGTCGAGATGTCTTTAATCTCGTTAAGCTTATCAAAGAGTTCTTGGTCGCTAATGATCTCGACGTTTGGATCAGTTTTTGTGTCAACAGTAGGGCCAATGGCAGTTGCTGTTGTCGCGGTGCCCTTAGGCCCTCCGACCGTTAAGGAACTCAGGGCTTCAGCTAACGTCAGGTTTCCCGCAAGGACTGACTCCCGCAAGTCCGCAGGGAAGCTGTTCAGGGTTTCAAGCTGCATATTAGATAGAACCCCAGGGACGTCAGCCTTGGCCTCTTCCTGCAATTCAACGAAGAAGTCATTGATCTCGCTCTGGGTGTATCCCAAGTTAGCAAAGGCTGCGGCAAGATCGCCGTATTCACTGCCTGGTGCGTTAGTCCCGTAAACGCCATTAAGGCCAAAATTCCCCGCAGCGGTCTGACCAAGGGCGGCGATGTTTTGGTTTGTTACGTTAGTATTCTGGTTAAAGGCGGCCGTCGCCGAACGCAAATCGCCAAGAACCTGCGATGCCCGGTTAGGGTCGTCGACAAGGGCTTTCAGGTCTTCCGGGCTATACCCAATGATGCCCGCCTTCTGCATTTCTTGCAGGATGCTGTAACTTAGCGGCGCGTTCGGGTCCGCTCGCTCTGCATACTTTGCTTCTTTGGCTTTTTCATCAGGAAGATCCGCATCCTCATCATCGTCATCTTCCTCGTCGTCGTTCTCAACGTCGCTATCAACGTCGCCGTAGTCGCTGTTATTGTCGCTGTCATCACCCCAGCCGCCACCCCAATTGCCGTCGTTGCCGTCGTTGCCACCGTCGCCACCGTCACCACCGTCGCCGCCATCACCCCCGCCACCGTCGCCCCCACCGCCATCGCCCCCACCGCCGTCATCAAACGACATGATGCCCGTCGCCGGGTTCATGCGGCCCGATCCGCCGAGCTGCTTCAGGATCATCGCCTCCTTGGGCGTGATCTGTGCCAGCACCTTGTCCTGGTTGATGCCGAGGCTCGACAGTTTCTTCAAGATCTCGCGGATCTCGTGCGGGCTATACGTCTTGTTGCCAGCCTTGACGGGCTGGGCGGGCAGGCCGATACGGCTGGCGGGTTGCGCGTTTGTCATGGTGGAACCTCTCTCAGCCAGTTATAAACTGATTTTTGAGGGCTTGCCTCAAATCTCCCATCAGTTTCTCGCCTTTCATGCGCTTTATGTCACCCGTCAGGCTGCTGAGGATCGGCATCGCCTTCGGATTGCGCCGAAGGTTTGCACTGAGCTCGACCACGCTCTTGTTGAGGATGCTGTTTGCATATGTGGACGCCTGTTCGCGCGTCAGCGCGGGCGTCTTCTGCCGGATGAGGGCAGCAAGCTGAGGCTTGTAGATGTCGTGCTCTTCCGCAACCTTGCGAAGAGCGAAGATCGCGTCAATTAGCGAGCCGGTCTGCCGCCCTTGGGGGTCTGCTGCTTGCCCGCCCCGCCGGCGATGAAGAACCGCTCCGCCGACTGACCTTTTGAGTACGCCTTCGCCTCGATCTGCTGCTTGACCGCTTTCGCGGCTTTGCTTTCCGGCCCAAGATGCTCGACGATCTCCTGGTAGACTTCCTGCAATGACGGCATCGTAGTCCCCCTTGAACGCGACCTGCGTGTCATATTCAACATAGCGCGCTGTTGAAACGCCGTCAAATTCTGCGATCTGATTTAACGCCTCGTACATCTTTTTCTTTGCGGCCCCGAGGCCTTCAACCCCGTTGCCAAACTCGGGGATATATTGCATGCGAATGCCGACGTATTCCCCAACATTTTCGCCCCCGGCCGCGCGATTTTTCGCACGGAAATCAGTAACGAAGGTGAACCCCGCGTCCACACCCAACTGGTTTATAGTCTTCGTCAAGCTGTCTACGATGTCTGGGCCGACCTTCTTGGTGAAGTACACTTCGACACCAGGGTTCGCGTTCGGAACCGTTCCGGGCTCGACGACCTCAGACAAGAATGTGCTGTCTTGGTTCTTCGCACGCGCTTCCTCGACCATCTTCCTAAACGTCGGGTTCGGGTCAAAGTTCTGTCGCGTCACAAATTCAAGGTCAAACGCTGTCTCGTCAAAGATGTTGCCTTGAGGGTCAATGTACCGGCCTTGGCTGGGCGTAGCCTTGTACATGATGACGTTTGGATTTTTGTACAAATCCTCAGCCACAGCCCTGCTACCTGCCAACATGCTGTCAGGGGTCGGCTTGATGTCTGGACGCTCTTGCGAGAGACCGCCAGTGAACCTGCGGGCGATCGCCTGCATCTCTTCCAGCGTAGCGCGGGCTTGCGCCGGGCCTGTTTTCGACCGCTCCTCAAGAACGGAAAGACGCCCTTCTTTGGTCGCAAACGATTTCTCAAGGTTGCCAGCCTGCCGCACCTTGCCGAGCAGGTCGGCGGCAGCTTTCGTCGCTGCGTCCTTGTCGAGCCCTTGGCTCTCCATGAATGAGTTGCGGCGCCCGGCAGGCGTCATGTCGAGGATCCACTTGTTCTCCTCGTAGAAGTCGTTGGCGGTCTCGCGGGCCTTGATCGTCTTCTTGTCCGCGAGCTCCTTCTCCAGCTTGTTGCGCTCAGTGAACGTCGGGTCGGTCTCAGCCTGCTTCCGCGTCTCTTTCAACAATTCGCGATCGGAGACGCCCGCGAAGTTAGCCTCCAGCTCCATCGATCCGCCTTCGCCCGCCTTGGTCGTGTAGCCCTTCTTGCCCCACGTCTCCTTCTCCAAGAACCATGCGATAGCTTGCAGGTCATCATCGCCAAGGTCAGCAAACCGAGGATCTTCGTCCCGTAGCCTCTTTGCGGCCTTCTGGAAGACCTCTTGACCGAACCCGAACTCGCCACCAACGCCAATGCCGGACGGCAGAGGACCAGCAAGGACGCCGCCGCTGACACCGCTCTCAGCGCCAGGCACGATGCGCCCGCGCCCAGACAGGCGCCGCAACAGGCGCGCAGCCCACAGGTCGATGGTGGCCTTGTCGGAGTAGCCGATCAAATTGCCGGTGAAGTTAGGCGTCTTCGGGGCGTCGCCAACCTTGCGCTCGCGGAACTTGTCCAGTAGCGCCATCATGGTCTGCGGCGAGTTTGCGTTGAACAGCGTCTTGCCGTCAGCCTTGGTGATCAGCGGGAAGTCACCTTCCTGCGCTTTGCGGAACGCAATCTCTTTGGCGCGCTTCTCAATCTGCTTGAAGCCCTTAACACCCTCATTGGTGGCCTGCTCAATGGCGTCCGGCATTGCGGCACGAACGTCTTCAAGGTGGCGATTGATGTAACCAGTGCCGCCCTTGGCGCCAGCGCTGCCCATCTCACCGCCTGCGTCGGTCCAGTCTTGCAGCTTGGTGAGCGCACGATCGTAGGCGCCCCTAGAGAACTGCGACAGCACTTCAATGGTGTTATCCCAGTTCTGCCGAACGCCAGTCTGCGCGCTGGTCGTGCCGAGCACGTCGGCCATGACGTCGGCAAACCCGCCGTACTCTTGGCGCAGGCGGTCACGCATGGTTGCATACCAACTGCGGGCGGCCATGATGACTGAGGCGTTCTTGTCTCCCGCGTCAGACCTGTTGGCGACGTCCTTGACCTCCTTTACAAGGTTGTCGGCCATCGTGTCGATGTGCTTGGGATCCCAGTCGGTATCGCCGACGCGACCCTGCTCGCCCTTCTTCTGATTGAACGAATAAGGCTGCTCACGCAGCTTCAGCTCCGGCATCCCGTTGTCGTCAACCTTGATCTTGCCCGACGGATCCTTCTCAAACCCGACGACTTCAAAAGGCTCCCAGCCCTTAGATGTTGGATACTTGCGGAGCTTCTCGCGGACAGCTGCTTCAACCTTTGCGGGTGGGATGTCCGTCCCCTCAGCCAACCTAGACACGGTTTCCTTTTGCTCCGCCGTCAGGCGGCCGGCGCCCTTCTCCCGTGCTTCTCTCTCAAGGCGGGTGAACTGGAGATCTTCATTGCCGCCGGTGATTGGCTGGCTGTCCCTGGCCTCAGCCCCGACCGTGTCGGGGTTGTGCGGGCGGTCAGCCTTCTTCGTGATCTCAGCGGCGCGCTCGATCTCGCTTGCGTTCTCGGCGAGCTTGGCGGCGTCTGTCGCGGCGTCCGTACCCTGACGCACGGAAACCTCGGCCCCTTCCGTGCCTACCTTCGCACCACGACGCACGGGGCCGGAGCCAAGCACCACGCCGGAGCCCTTAACCGCCGGAGCGACGCCGCTCATCAAGTTACCGGCCATTTCAACGAACCCCGGCATAGCGAGGCGAGCTTCACCATCACCGCTAACCATCGGCAAGCCAAAAGAGCGGCGCAGGAACTTCAGGCGATTGCCTTCAGCGTCCACGGGGTATGAACCTAACTCATCAGCCTTAACGTCCACCGCGCGATCCGGCAGCGCCAAACCAGACAGGTCCATGGCTGCGCGAGCCTGCTCGCTCATGCGCGCCTCAAGCAACTCACGCGGCGACGGATTAGGATCGGCGGTAACGTAGTCAGAAATCCCTTTGCCCATGCGCGACAACGCACCACCGATGCCAGTCCCAACGCGGGACTGTGGCTGCATAGCAGGGCGAGCCTCCGGCTCAATGCTGAACCCATCCATCGGGTCTGAGCTAGGCATCACCGGCCCGCCGTCGGCGAACGCGCGCTGGAACTGCATTCCGACATTTACGTCCTTGCGTGCAGGATTGTACTGGCCATAGGCGTTGAGGCCATCGCGCCCGACGGTGGCGCCATACGACCGACCGCCGGGGCCTTGCGACGCCTGCGCGGCGAAGTAGGTGTCGGCGTCGAACGGCCTGCCGCCGACGCTGATCGTCTGCTGAGGGCGAGCGCCCTGCGCCATAGGCTGGGCACGCTGGTAGCCGACCTCGACCGGCCCGACGTTCAGCTTGCCCTGCGCGATCAGTGCTTGCAGGGCCTGCGTCTGGGGATCAGCGGCAGCAACGCCCATCGCCGACAACGGCCCGGCGGTCATGCGCGCAGTCGCTTGCTGAGATGGGAGTTGGCCCGGCATCTTGGAGACGCCGGCGCCGGTCTCGAACGGGACGGCGGGAGAGCGGAGCTCACGCTCAACGCGCTTCATGGTCTCAGCAGCGGACTCGGCCTGCGCGGCCAGCGGTTGGTCGTTATACTCAGGCTGCATAGGGGTTCCCCTTGAACCGGGTGTCACGGATGACGGGATCGGGCGGGTCGATCTTCGTGGCGTGGATCATATCACGATCAATCAAATAGCGAAGCCCCTGCACGGCGGCGTCCATCAGGTCGTCGTGGTCGATCGACCCCGAGCCCGAGAACGTGCACATCTGCTCGATCAGCGGCTGCGCCCACGTCTTGGGCTGGCCCGGCAGCTTGTCGCTCTCGACGACCCAGACGTGACCAGCGGCGACGATAGGCGAGATCGCATGGAGGCGGTCGAGCTTACCGGCGCGGCCAGGGTTGTATGGCGCCGCCACAATGCCCTCACGGCTCAACGCCTGGCGCAGGCTGATGCCCGAGCCCTTATCTTCAATCAGCAGGATGTCGGGCTTGCGGCCGCTGTCCTCCATGTACGTCGGGCCGACCAGCGGCTTGAACAGGGCGCGCTCACGCGGAGCGTAGACTGCCTTGAGCTCGGTCTTGGTCCGCTTGATCAGGTCGGGGAAGCCCAGCCGGTCTTGCCAGCAGTCGAGCAGAATGATCGACCGTTTGCGCTTGGGGCCGGAGAAGACGCCCCAGACGGCGCACGCGCTGTAGTCGGGATCGCCCTTGGTCGTGTTGCCGGTTTCCTCGGTAAAGGCCGTGTCGAGGCTCATCACGATGAACTCTAGCTCGGGCAGCGGCCGATCGTGCGGCCAGATCTGGAACCAGCTCTTCTTGATGACGCCCATCTCTTCGGGGTTGATCACCTCGGCGTAGATCTCCTGCCGGCCGATCGTCGTGCCCTCATAGCGCAGGATCTGATCGCGGAAGGTCGGCGCGAGGTTGGCGAGGTTGTCGTATGTCGTGGCGCGCGTCACCCTCACGTCCTTGCCCTCACGGGCGAGCAGCTTGCGGATGATCTGGTTCGGCTTGGGCGTCGTCGTGCAGATCAGCCGGGGCTGGGCGCCGAGGCGCATGCCGAACATCAGCAGGTCGAACGCCTCGTCGGCGTATTGCCAGGCCGCGAGCTCGTCGAGCCACCCGCCGTGAAACTGCGGACCACGGAACCTCTCGGGCTTTTCAGCCGTGATGCCCTTGATCAGCGATCCGTTCTTGAGCTTGATCTCGACGTCGGACTTGTTGAATGCGTCCATCTGCTCTCGGGGGATGGAGTTGAGCAGGCCGCTCTCGCCCTCAAAACACACGCCAAGCAGATCGCCGTAGGTCGGCGCTGAGACCAGCCACCGCGTGCCAGGCTGCAAGCAGGCCCAGCTCCCGAGCACCTCAGCCGCCGTGCGGGTCTTACCGGCGCCACGACCAGCAAGGAGCAGCCAGATCGTCCAGTCACCGCCAGGCGGGATCTGGTGCGGCAGGCGCTTGGCGAACCACGACGCCTGCCACTCAAAGATCTGGCGCTCATGCGCCGGCATGGCGCTCCAGATCGCCTGAGCCCGGCTAGTGTCGTCCACTGCCCTGCGCCTTCTCAAGCATCGCCAGCATCACCGTCAGACCCTCGCTCGGGCCGTTGTTGTGCTCAATCTTGGCGTCGAGCTCCAGCTTGTCGCCGTACTTTCGGGGCGCGGTCTTCGCCGCGTGCCACTTGCGTGCGTCTATGCGGTTGCGTGCTCTTTGAGGGTCCGTCTCGGTGTCCGAGATGTCGACGATCTGCGCCGCGAAGGTGTCCTGCTGATCCTCGCGTGCGCGCGCGTAGGCCTCACTGAAAGCGGGCTGTGATCTCAACCACCCATAAACGGCGTTCAAGCTCGGCATATCATCGTCGGAACAGATCGACGTAATCGTGCGCCCCTCGGCGAGAGCCTTGCAAATACGCTCAGCTACAGCGACGCTGTACGTGCTCTTGACCCCGTTCTTCTGCAACAGTTCAGGCGGTTTCTTTTTAGTCATTCGGCCTCCAACTTAACTTAACGCCCAGACGCGGGCGGAGGATGGGGGGGGATCACGCCCGCGTCTGGACTATAGCACCGGGATGGGACGGTGCTATTCCCGTGACTGTAACACAAAACGACCGAGCGGCGTATCGGAGAGCTGACCGAGGTAGAGCTCAATCATAGCACGCTCCGCCTCACGCTCTTCGGCGCTCTTCTTACGCATTGCGATCACCTTGCGGATGATCTTGGTGTCGAAACCGTTGCCCTTGGCCTCAAGGTAGATCTGCTTGATGTCCTCAGCAACGGCCGCCTTCTCGACCTCCATCCGCTCGATCCGCTCAATCACCGACTGAAGCTGGTTGTTCGTTGTGTCTGTCATGTTGGTCTCCATTGATTGCATCGAGGATGTACTGAGCTTGGTCGAGGCAATATTCGCACAGCGTCGAGCACACCGGCGAGCCGGTATACGAGCAGAGCGCTGTTGCGATTGTTTCGACCATTTCCCATCCTCTGGAGCGAACCTAACAGCACCAGAAAAAAAAATCAAAAAAAGTTATCAGCCCACTTGCATCCAGAAATAAGTTCCTGTAAGGTCAATTCATCGGCCCAGACCAACCAGACCAGCGGAGACCAACATGACCCAGACCCTGACGCAGACCGAAATCCAGACCCTCGCCGCCGTCTACACCGACGCCATCAAAGATGCGGTGACGACCGATGAGTGGAACGAAATCGTGAGGCGCAATGAGACTGAGCACAACGGCGCCTTCGACGCCACGCACGACTATGTTGACGCCAACCATTACATCTTAGCCGCTTATGAGCATTTCACCGGTAAGGAGCCATCTATGGATGACGCCAACATGGTGGAGCTAACATCAGCCGTCGATTACGCCCTCAAACATTTCTTCAAAAAAGTTTGAGAGAGTGCTTGCACCCAGAAATAAGTTCCACTAAGGTCAATTCATCGGCCCAGACCAACCAACCAGACCAACGGAGACCACCATGTTTGTAGAAATCCACGAATACCTCGCAGCCCGCAAAACCAACACCATGGCCCTTGCCGACCGTTACGCTTTCATCAAGTCAGAGATCGAAGCCTTGGGCAAGGAACTTGAGAAAGTCCGTTTTGAGATCAAACAGACCGGCGTTGAGCGCCTCGTCGGCGAGCGCGCGATCGTCGAAGTCGCCCTGTCGGAGCGTTCTACGCTCGACACTAAGGCGGCGAAAGAGTTCTTGACCGCCGACCAGATCGCGCTCTGCACCAAGGTGACGCTGGTCGAGACCCTCCGCATCAAGCCGAACTTGACTGTGGTTTCGATCTAACTAGAAAAAGTTTCTGGATGTAACATTTTCCTGTTGCATCCAGAAATAAGTTCCACTAAGGTCAATTCATCG